TCAAAATTTATCCATGTCGATTTGAGTCGCTTTGTAGCTGTAAGTCGCTTCATCATTGTCCCTTTCGATAAACATTTCGTTGACCATTCCGATGGTGAGCAGATCAAGGTCGGAGAGTGTCAGCCCGATCTGCACACATCGGAGGAGGAACAGCGGCGTTGTCATCTCGCGGTCAACTGGGCGAGATTTTTTTTTGACTCTGCCTGTGTCTCCAGATTCATGCCCCACAGCTCGAAAAGCTGCGGCAGCACCTCGTAGATCGAGAAGCAGTTGAACTGTTCGAGCCAGTCGTCCGGGCTGTCGGGAACGTTCTCCGGATCGGCGTGCTTCGCCATCGTCCATGCGATATTCTCGAAGACCTCAAGGCTCTCGATGCCGAGACCGGAATCCTGCTCATCGCTCTCGTCCACAGAGTCCTTCAGTGCGGCGAAATCCTTGAAGATGTCCTTGCGGAACTTGGCGCGGTACAGGCGAGGCAGGGTTGCGCTCGCCTTGAAAGGAACCTCGATGCCGTCAACAGTGATGATTTTCTTGATAGCCATATTCTTTACCCTCCGAATCAGTCAGTTGTAGTGGATGCGGCAGTGCTGCTCTTGGTGGAAGATGCAGAGCGTGTGCCGGTGCTGTTGTTTGTGGTCGCAGCGGTCGGGATATACACCGCATTATACCAGTTGTCATAGGTGGTCTGGTCGGTGTTCTCGCAGGTTTTCGACTTCACCAAACCGGAAGGCAGTGCGGTAGCCTTCATCGAGAGAGTCTCCGTCTTGACCTCAGTGGACTCCTCCGTAGTGGAACTCTCGGTCGAGGGACGGGATGCCGAGCAGCAGTACAGCACATGACGGATGTGGTTCTTGTCGCCGTTGAACTCGAAGAGCAGTGCAAACTGCGAGGTCTCGGCATCGTTACGCTCCACAAGAACACCCTTGCTGTCGAGCTGCTCACCGAGGATCGTAGTGGCGAAATCGGTGGTGATGAGCGCCACCTCAAGGTCACCCTCGTAGCCAGCATTGTTGTTGATGACGTAGTACACGCCGTTATCGGCAAAAAAGTTCTCGTTCTCGCCGTTGGCATCGATAGAAAGCGACACCGCACCGGGCAGGCGCACCGGAGTTGCAAAGGTGGGCACACCCTCATCGCTCCATGCGGTGATCTTCGCATAGTGGACCTTGTTCAGACCGAACTTGACTTTGTTTTTCTGAAGTGCCATTTTTTCATACCTCCATGATATAGAGGACTTCGTAGAGCTTTTCAGACTCTATCCATACCTCAGATTTTGTGTAATAGATGTTGTGCTGTGTCAGCACTTCCTCCACACGCTGTTCCGTGTCTGGCGATTTTTCATCCGTGTACAATTCAATGTGCAGTTCTTTGAAACTGTGGTACATCAGGTTGTCTGCGGAAAAAGTGTCCTCGCCGGGTGATAAAAACAGCGTGAACGGAGGATCAGGGCTTTCACCCTCTGCGAAGTGATGATACGCAAAAGGCATCCCGATCTCCTGCATCATTTCATTGATTTCTTCATAGGACATAGTTGTTACCTCATGACAGCGCCTTTTCGATGAGGAATTCCAGCATTTCCTCACCATGCTGTTCTGCCGGTGCGATGTGCGGGATAGCCGCAACTCTGCCGCCACCCCGTTTTGCATGACCGTGTTCCAGCAGATGTGCGATCTGATAGCGGTTCTTGCTGTGAACGGTCATTTCAAGGCTGTGGCTGTTTTCCTTGACCTTTTTTGTAGCCCAGCTCTTTTTGTATCTGCCGGACTTTTTCGGAGCATTGGCGGAAATTTCGTTCTTGACTGCGGTCGCTGTCTTTTTCACAGCCTTTTTCATGGCTGTATCGGCAAGCTCTGCGTATTCCGTCAGCCCTTTCATGACCTCCGATGCCAGATCGTCAATAGATGTCATCCTTCGCACCTGCCTTTCTGGATTCGCAGATCAGCTTCATATAGTCCTGCGTCTGGTAATTCGGCACAATGCCTTTGATGTCGTAGTCCAGACCGTCAAAGCGGATGCGATAAAGCGTTGAGGACATTCTTTTTGTCTGCGGAGTTTGCCGGATGATGACCTCAATCTTCTGAATCGCTCTGGTCACGCCGGTATCCGTCTCCTCAGAAGCACCGTTATTGGATACAGTCACAGATGCCCAGAGTGAGAACACCTCCTCCCACTGAGCCTTGTGATTGCCGATCGCATCTTTTTTGACATGATTTTCAAGGACGGCGATGCGCTGATTCAGTTTTCCGATCTCCATCAGACGATGCCCTCCCTCTGTGCGAATAACAGTGCCCTGAGTGTCAGCGTCAGCGCATGATAATCAGCAGTATTGCGGTTTTCATAGAGGTACGAAACAGTATACAGCATAGCCTGCCGGGAGGTCTCCTCATTTTCCGCGAGCTGCTTTTCATTCATGCGCCCCACATCCATCACGAGCCGCTGTGCCGTATCGATCAGAGTGAGGATGAGCTTGTCATCCTCGCAATGATCTACACGGAGATAGTTTTTTGTTTCAGGCAGTGAGATCAGAGTCACTTATCTGCCCTCCGTTCATCAGCTGTTGCCGCCTGCACCGCCGCCGGTGTTACCGCCAGTCGTAGTAGCCTTTGTTCCAGCCATCTTGAGAACCTTGACGGATTCCGGCAGGATCAGACGGCCGTCCACACGCTGCGTGGTGAGGAAGCCGACCTGATCGGTGCGGGCATACAGCTCATTCAGGCGGCGGAAGGTGCGGTTCTGACGGTCAGCCACCCAATAATTTTTCATGTCGCCGAAGAGAAGCACACGTTCGCCCTTGCCAATTGCCGGCATAAAGGAACTGGTGCGAACCGGTCTGCCAAGAATAGTATCGGGCTTGGCGATGTCCAGCGAAGGCTTCCAGATATATGCGTCGTTCTTGTCTTTCAGCTTCATAAGCTGCAGGAGAATGGTTTCATTGCAGACGAACTGTGCGTTGCGGCGGTAGGGAGACTTCAGGCTGTAGTAGAGGTTGAAGATCTCATCGAAGGTGATCGCAGTCTGAGATGCCGCAGTAACACCAAGCTCTGCACCGCCTGTCTCATCGAGGATACCGAGGGGCTTCTTGTCGCCGTCACCGGTGAAGAAAGCACGCTCCTCGGCATTGCCCATTGCTACACCGAAACGTGCAGCGATATACGATGCGAGGTCGAAAGCGGAGTCGTGCAGAAGCTCGTTGCTGATTTTGATCATTGTACCGAGCTTATATGCGGAGAGGGTTGTCTGACCGAATCTGGTGTCGGTCTCCGGGATCTCTTCTCCCTCATCGATCCACTGCGCTTCCATCGTATCGTTGGCAATGGGAATCTTACGGGTACCGCTGTTAGTCTTGATGACCGTTGCCATCTGGCGGAAGATGTTGTTTTCCTCAAGCGCCTGAATCAGACGGCGCTCGAACTCGTCGGGCACAGTGTAGCCGCCCTCGGTGTCCTCGCCGACGGAGAGTGCGTTGCGGACTGCAAGCTGATCGCCCTTGTTGCGGATCATATCCCAGAATGCACCCTTGTACTCATCGGTAGCGGTCGGATTGGTGGGCGGCGTGTTCTTTGCGCCGGGAGCATTGGTGACGGGCTTGGAGGTCGGTGCGGAAAGTGCCGCATCGAGGGCAGCCTGCTGTTCCAGACGCTCGATCTCTGCGCCGAGAGCCTGAACCTCGGATGCCATCTTGTTGTACTGCTCGACAGCGGAAGCCTCGACGAGACCGTTCTCACCACGGTGCTTTTCGAGGAATGCCTTAGTCTGCTCCCACAGGGTATTGCGCTTTGTGCGAAGTTCCATGATCTTGCTCATATTCATTTCTCCATTTCTCCGGAGGTAAAACTCCGGCGGTCATAAAATACAGCCTGCTTATCTCATGAAAGCAAGCTGTCGCTTCAAAATTTCATACGGCATCGAGCCGTCTGCGGTTTTGCCGTCCATGCCGATCACAGGGACGGTCACAGTCGGTGCTGTATCCGTCAGCCCTTCCTCGGAAGGTTTCTGTGCATCCTCTGCCTTGCCGTCATCGGGCGGCTCTGTGCCTTCGTGTGCTGCGGAAGCGGTGATCTTTCCCAAGATGGTCTGCCCCATGATACGGGTACTGTACTGCCAAAGGGCATCGCCGGATTCTAGCTTGAACGGCTTCTTTTCTGTTTCCTTCTTTTCATCCCCGTCCTCGTCACCGCCTTCCTCGTCGGGCTTTTCGGGCTTATCCTCCTCCGGATCGTCAGGCTCATCCTTCTTGTCCGGTTTGGACTTTTCATCGAACAGAATCTCATCTGCAAAGCCCAGCTCAACTGCCTTTTTCGCATTGATCCATGTCTCGTCCGACATGAGCTTGCTGATGCGGTTTCTGCTGAGTCCGGTTTTTGCGGCATATGCGTTGATGATGCTCTCTTTGACCTCATTCAGTGTTGCGATGGCTTTTTCCATGTCCTTGGCGTTTCCCATCGCAATTGTGGACGGATCATGCACGAACAGGAGTGCGGTCGGAGACATCTGCACAGTATTTCCTGCCATAGCAATCACGCTCGCCGCCGATGCTGTAATGCTTGCGATTTTTATCGTTACCCTGTGCGGATAATCACGTATCATCGTGTAAATTTCTGCTGCTGCGAACACATTGCCGCCTGGACTATTCAGCCAAAGTGTAATGTCACCCTCCTCGGCATACAGTTCATCGCGGAAAGATTGCGGCGT